TACCTTTGATCCAGAAGTCATAGGAATAGATTTTTGACTTGGGGCGCTTGAATACTGACATGACTGGTAGGCCCTTTCTGTCTTGAAGGCTTCGAGGTCTCTGATCTCGAAGCGAAGGCGCGGCCGCTTCGTGCCGCAGCCGACGTTGATGCTCTTGAGGTCACCCTGACGGACCAAAGCCGTTAGATGTTTCGGCGAGATGGCCAGGTATTGTGCAGCCTCCGTAGGCTGCAGAAGTCGCTCGTTCATCTTGAAGCCCTTATCTCACTCTTCTTCGACGATCTTCTCTTCTGGATGCCAGTGCAGCTCTTTGCCCGCGATCAGAACGTCCATGCGTATCCGATAATCTCGCCGACCGCCGATAAACTCCGCTCGGCCTTCAACGCGACCGGACTGACGGCTGCTCTGCAGCATGACCCTCTGGCCGAGGCGAAACTTGAAATCGCTCATGTCCCCACCTTTAAGTTTGGAGGGTGGTTCCGCCCCTTAAAAGGAAAGAAAAGGGACAGCGCCGGATCTGCCGCCGGCCCGACGCGGCGGCAGAAAGTCATACTGTTCAGCCGAGCTGGTCTATAGCAGCATTAAGTGCAGCGACTTGCAGGCCGGTGACCTGCACTTCGTCGTCTTCCTTCTTAGCGGCAAAGGCCGTGAAGCTCTGGATAGATCGAAGAATTCTGTCTCTGGATTCCCAATGAGCTTCCCCGTCGTTCAGCACCAGGAGAGCAAACTGTACCTTGCGGTGTACGTCTTCGATGCTGTGGCAAGGTACATCGCAGATATAGTCTTCGACGACAGCTTCCTGCTCGTAGAGAACGCTCTCCAAAGCCTCTGTCTCATAAACTCCTGCCTGTAGCTTAATAGCGTGAACTCGTTCCGACTCTGCTGCATGAGCCTCGAGCAACGCAAGCCGATCACGAGCGAAGCGTCCCTGAGGATCGCAAGAGAGGTAAGGCTCGAAGAAGCGCCGGATGTCGCCTGAGCAAGGAAACCACGGAGCCCGGCTACCTCGCAGGCAGTAATGGCCCAAATCCTCGACGTGTTCTGCCAAGCGCACGATGGCTTGCAGACTGCCGGTCTCTTCCAGCTTTGTTTCGAGCTCGTCGCGCCGGTCTCTGATGGACCAGAATAGTTTTTCCGCCGCCGTGAGATCTTCCGGAATTCGAAATACTGCATCCGCCGTCAGTGTGGGACCGGAAGCCGCCAGTCCATCCGTGGTCGACTTCCGGTCCGCTGCATCCGGCACGCTTGCGGCGACAGTGCCGGTTGCATTCTCGATCTGTTCTGATGTATTGTTGACAAGCATTTCAAAGACCTTTCCAAACGGGTTTTGGTTGCAAAGGGCGAAGCTGGTTCCTAGGCCGGTGCTTCGCCCTTTTTCGTTTCCGCAGTCTCTAGCCAATGGTTGAGGGCTGCGGTGATTTCAGCCTTGGGTGATTTGCCATGCTCGCGTGCAAGAGCGCCAAGCCTAATCCATAGGGACCGAGGCAACTTCATCGATAGCTGGATGTCGTTAGGTCGACCCCACGCGAGGTCAGCGCTTAACAGGTTCATACCCTCGGCAAGCGCAGCACTCGCTGTCGCGGTCGCCGTCACAGTTCCGAGACGTTTGCCGATCTGTCGGAGAACCTTCCATTCCTCGCGGGTGAAGGTCACGGTGAGGCTGTAGTATGAGCCCGAAGCTGCTTTCTCGGTCATGCGGAGCCTCGGCCCGCATTGCGATCTGTTTCCAACCTGGCGGCAAGCGGATCGAACGCTATCCGCTCAAGGTGGTAGATGATTTCGGCATTCAGTGAGCGTTTGTTTGTTTCTGCCATTTCTTTCAATCGCTCACGAAGAGCGGCAGGCATGCGAACGCCAGTCGGCGGTAGTGCGTTATTCCGCATAGGATTAACCTTTCGCTTCATTATGTAGCTAGTTACACTGTGTAGTTATTGCGGTCAACGAAAAAGTAGCTACAGAGTGTCGCTATGAGCGAGAAGAAAAATCCCGACGAAAAAATTGCCAACATCGCACCTTTCGGGCTGCGTATGCCGCCTGAGCTGAAAGAGCGCGTCCAAAAATCGGCACAAAAGAATAACCGCTCAATGAATTCGGAAATCATCGCCCTCCTTGAACATGCTCTCGCCTACTATGAGAGCGTAGACGGCTGGAAATTTGGCGACGTTATAGGGGCCCATGAATACCAAGACTTCCTTAAGGCGGAAGATGGCACTGCGGTGCTCGGAGATTCGGAAGTCTCTAGGAAACGCCCGAGTGTCACGAGCCCGTTCGAAAAGCTCACAAGAGACGTTGAAGACATTAAAAACTTTCTCGATGGGCTTCGGGAGGCTGATGCCATCACTCGTTCGATGCAGGCGAAAAAGAATGAGGAGGAGGAGGAGGTGATGAGAGCAATCGCTGACCGCCTTGGTTTTGAAGTCCGTCCGAAACACTGACGCTGCAAATGAAGCACCCCACCATCCCTGACGGTTCATGGCCGGCACTTCTCCGTCTGGAGTACGCAGCGGCCTACGTCGGAGAAGCCTCGACAAACAGTTTCCTCTCTCGCGTCGGCACGCTGTGGCCCAAGCCGTGGCAGGATATTGGCAACAAGAAGGGGCGCTATCGCGTCTGGCGAAAGTCAGACCTAGACGCGGTAATAGACCCCCCAGCCGTTGGCCCAAGGCGCAAATTCGGAAGCAACTTGCCTCCGTTAAAGACGGACCCGGAGATGTGGTGAGACCATCACCTGGTCAGCCAAGGAGATCTCTTTGCCATAAACGGCCGCAAAGAATGGGCGACAAGGCGAGGGGGTAAGTTATCAGCAAGCCGCATCAGCGCGTCTTGCCAAAGCTGCCAATCAAGCCTCGAAAGGATGTCGCTCCGCAGCGGGTACTCCAGTTCCCACTTCCGGTAGGCCCCAGGCTTCGGCCGCATCGATTTGCGGTCCATGCCGTCCTGCTCGACCTCGATCTCTCGACCAGATCTGTCACGCTTCATCACGGTCACGAACCATCGAGGTTTGCCGCGGCTCTCTACCATCCGGTACTCCGGAGTTTCCGCATGCCAGTCCGGCCCGCGCTTCAAGACCGCCGATGTTGTTACCAGGGCAATCATGTGCCGCCCAGCCAGGAAGTCTGGTTTCTGTTGCAGCTCGTCGACCACGGCCGCCACTTCGGCCTCGATCAGACCATGCGGATCGTCGAACTCCAAAAGCGGATTCCAGCCCGCCGGGATCTCGAAGCGCACATCAGCGAGGTCGCGCACTGCTTCGCCGACAGCAACCGCGTCTGGGTGCGGCTCCCCCTCGAAAACATACCCAGGAATGAGCCCGTATTGGTTTGGCGATCGGTCGATGAGCGTCCCCAGCTCGCCAAAATTGGTTAGCGTCTGCCAGGCGGAGCGGACCCCTGCACCTCCATCCTCGGCACGAGATTGTGCCTTTGGAAGTTCGAAGGTGAAAGCCCAATGCAAGAGATCTTCGATCGATACTGTCTTCATGGAAATTAGAGGCTCTCGCTCGCTGCAGATCAGTTCGGAAGGACGACAATCGTATCATCGTCTTCCACCTCATCGATCGCAGAAGAGCTCTCGCCTTTGCGGTCCTTCCCGGTGGCAGAGGCTCCCGGCTCCTTGATTTCGAGACTTGTGGTCGCCCCACCCGATCTGTTTGCCTTGTGAGTGACGCTGACGATGCGCCAGGTGCCATCCACACCACGGCGAGCACCGCTTAGACTAAACGGCGCTTCGGCCTGCGCATCGGGCGTGAGGTCAAGTTCGACGCTTCCGCCGCCGGCATCCCGCTCAGCCTCCCCCTTGCGCCCTTCGACCTGAAGTTTTGCTTGGTCCGCGTCGGCGACCGGCATCCGGAGAACATTGGCAACATCAGGTAGGTCACGACCGAGATCGATTTCGATTTCTTCCTCGCGAAACGTCGCCGCCTTACGGTCGAACCATCGCGCCCTTGCCTTGGTATAGGCAGGCCGCCCGGTGAACGGTGCGATATCCCAGCTAATGACATTGCCGCCCGCTCCGACAATGCCATAGACTGTCGGAAGTGCGACACCGCCTCGCGGGACAAGAACCGCCTTATTTCCACGAATTTTGAAGGTGCCATTGACCTCCCGCGCTATCTTCTCCCCAAGGGTAAGAAAGCTCTCATGGTCTGCCGACCAATAGTCGCGCGCTATGGAGGCAAGAGACGGATCGACCTCGATCTCGATGCCCGCCTGTCGGCCGGCCTCTCCAAGGAAGTCACCGAGGGTCGCATCGTCAAGGTGGAACGCCTGCACCTGCTTGACGGCGCTGCGTGTGTCGAAGCCCTTAGCGGTCACTGGGACGACGCGCCCGCCGCCTCGTGAGCCTTGACTACGGGCCGTCTCGACCGTGCCCAGAAACACGCTGATGCCGTTCAACATCACCTCAATTGGCTTGCCTTCCATGTCCAGATCGACGGCTCCATCAGTATCGTCGAACGTAAGCGAACAACTGTCAGAGCTCGTTCCGTCCTTGTCCGTGACACTTATGTCGATGAGGTAAGGCCTCATGGTCTCAGTGAAGTCGGCACCTCCGACGAGGACACGCCAGTCGACAGACCAGCGTGGTGCCGTGCTCAGGTCATAATTGATGCCGTTGATCCACATTCCAATGATCTCCGTACGGTTGAATCACGAGGCCCTAGGTCGCTCAATCCTCGATCAGCGGATCGAACTCGGGAGAAGCGTCGGCGACCTCTTCAATCTTGTCCGCAATCTGGTTGCCAATCTCGAAGGCGATTTGCCGAAGCAATACGCGCGCGCCGTGAGCGCCCTCCTTTGATACGGCGAGTGCCAACTCGTCGGCTCGGTTAGGCAGCCTTCGGAGGATCGCCTGTATCTGCCCGCCGATTGCGGAGATGGCATGCTCTGTCTTGTCTCTCCGGATGAGTTGGCCCGCTTCTTCCTGGTGGCGGATCTTCTCTCGCCCGACCTTGAGCCACTCGGCCTGACGACGTGCCTCGTCAAAACTCTCCTCATCCCGAGGCAATCGACCGAAGTCGCCAGCGCCGCGAGCATCGCTGGACCCGTCGGAGGCGCGCAAGGGTGCAGTAGCTTTGGCCGGGTTCACGTGCCTCTGCCGATACTCATCGTAGTGAGCTAGCGAGATCCGCAGCACTCGGCCCTTCGCATCACGTTCAACGGGAGTTTCAGGCCTTGCCGCGACCAGCTTCTGGACGGTCTTGGAGATCGCCTGCCTCGATACGTGGTCTCGCTCTGCAATTTGCGAGACGGACCACATCACTACCACTTCACCCACGGTAGCCCCTTCCTTCGTCAACCTGCGCTGTCAACCTCGTCAACCTTGTCAACCCAACATTTCGACCACCCTGACTGACAGGAACTCGGGCCGTTCTCCGCCCGCGGGCGGCGGGGGTCGGGGTACGGTCCCTTGACCAGGGGGGAGGGCATCGCCCTTCGACCTACCCTCAGAGGAAGATGCCGGGGCAGAGCCGATTAAGCTCATGCATCACACGACCAGGCAGGTGCTGATTCACGGTTGACTTGAACGCTTCAGCGGACGCCCCTTTCAGCATCTGCTCTGGAATGATCACGCCCGAGTCCTGAAGTTCGATCGGATTGCGCTTCTTCCCGGCGCGCTTCCAGACATGCCCATTCAGGCTGGCCGCCTTCTTCGTAGGCACACCGAAAGATGAGTTCCGCTCTGGGAATTTGCCGCCCCGCAAGAACGTGCCAGCAAACAGCTTGCGCTTGCCGAAGGGCGCGGCGGTTACGCCGCTCATTGTTTCCCGCGCCTTGAAGTATTTGAGTGAGATGTCTCCACCCTTGGAGGAAACGACATAGACCAGAGAGCCAGGGCGATTTGATGCCTGCGCTTTTACAAACTGCTCAGGATCAGCGCTCGCGCCATACGCCCTACCCACTCTTAGGGCCTTCTTGATTACACCGACGGGAAGTCCAGTCTGCTTCGCCAAAGTTCGAACCACCTGCGTCCGTGCTTTATCACCAGTGTGATTGACCGCGCGCTGCAGCACCAGGTGCTTCTGGTGGCTGTCGAGTCGCCCCATTGCGTTACTGAGGCGGTGCAATCCTGAGAGATCCTGCCACTTCAATTCAAGCATGGTTCAAAGTCCTCCGTATTCCAGCGGCCCCTGCATGCCATCCATTTCAGACCGGATGGCCTTGCCGATCTGATCGGCAACCTTGGCAGCGTCGGTCGCTTCGTGGATGGTGATGGAGACAGACACATTTGGTCGTGGCGGCGGATTTGCGATTGTCACCGGGCCACTGACAGACACCGACTGCGGCCCGCTGGGTTTGCTCTGTTCGATGATGACACCGCCCAAGCCGTCCATTCCGAGCGCTGCAGGGTCAGCGTTGCGAAGAAGCTCGCGCCGACGGGCTCGATCTGTCTGCCTGTCGATCGGCGCATAGTCGCGGTCATAGCTCGCAGGGTCGTAACTTCCGCGACCGGGATAACCATCGCGGGGACCGACCCGGTAGTCCGTAACCCCATACAGATCGGCCTCCCGGCTGCCAGGTCGCCAGCCCGGTACAGGGGCGCGGTTACTGCCCTGCCTTCCGCTGTCGCGTCCACCAGGTCCGGTGAGATAGCGGTCCATGATCGCCCCGCCACGCCTGCGGCCGAGTTCTGCATTGAGATCATCGACAACGGTTTTCATCTCGCCGCGTCCGACCTTGGCAAGGGCTTCCTCGAAGAAGTCATTGACCAGCAGAGGGTTCGTGCCCGGAAAGACCTCTTCGTACTTCTTGTAAAACTGCTTGGCGAGATCATGCTGCTCGCCCGTGGTCCGGTTGCCATAGGCTCTGTCGATGGCATCCATCTTCGACATCGCTTCGTTGATGTCTTCGAGAAGAGGATTGAGGACCACGCCGGCCCGGTTGCCGATGTTGGTGTAGAACCGATCCCAGTTGTTTCCGAGCCGGTCAATCTGCGACTGGCTGTCTTCAAAGATTTGGGCCGCGTCACGCTGGGCCGTCCCCGATGCAGAGCTGACCTTCGAATAGAAGCGCTCGGTCTCGTTGCCGAGCATCAACAGCGCTCGAAGCCCCTTCTGCGCCTGGTCGTCCTCGAAGATCTTGGAGAGCTTCGTGAGATCGCCCTTTACCGCGACCATCGATAGCTTGAGGAAAGTTTCAAGAACGTCACCGCCTGCGGCCCTGGTATCATCGAGAACCTTCGGCAGGTCGATACCAAAGTTCTTTTGGAACTTGCGAATGGTCTCGGCACTGTAGATTTTCGAAATGACGTTACCGAAGTTGGTTGCGGCCTCGGCCGAGGTGCCGGTCTGCATGCGAACGGTCTGCAACATTGCGATGAGTTTCGCGAGCCCGTCAGTGCCTTCATATCCAAGAGCTGCGAACGCTGGGGCAATTGTCGGGAGATACTGCGACATCTCATTGAGCTCGAACTTGCCGAGCTTGCCGCCTTCGACGAGTTGATCAAAGGCCTTCTGCATGTCGCCCGCGCTCACCTTGAGTGCGCCGGCGACCGCATCCGCTGTCAGGCCTATGTCATTGACCGCAGATCCGGAGGCCTGTGCGGTAAGGGCAACGGAGGGCAGAAACGCTAGAGCTTCTTCCATCTCTCGCCCTGAGGCAATCAGTGTCCGGAACCCGTCGACGACGTTCTGGAAGGGCATGCGATTGTCATCTGCGATCTTTCGGAGCTGATTGACAACCGGATCTATCGCGTCACGGCCCTTGTTA